TACAATTAGTGAAGTTGACATCATGATTCATGATGGTAGTTCTTCTAAAACAGCATGGAAAGGTTATAGAACTGTGTCTAGTGATGCTAGAGGTTATAATCTAACAAATACTGACGTTAACGGGGTTATTATTGCTGCTAGTGCGCCAACACTACAAAGTGACGGCGCTACTTCACTAGTTAGTGGCGACTTATGGTTAGACACATCAGACTTGGAAAACTATCCTAAACTGTATCGTTGGCAAGCTACCAAGTGGGTGTTGATTGATAACTCAGATCAAACCAGCGAAAACGGTATTGTATTTGCAGACGCTCGTTGGGACGACAACGGTATCACTGATGTTACATCGGGCACTATAGCAACTACCAAAACATTATTATCTAGTTCTTACTTAGATATTGATGCACCCGATGCAACAGCATATCCACGTGGTACATTGTTGTTTAACACACGTCGCAGTGGGTACAATGTTAAAAAGTACATGACAAACTACTTTAACGGTACTGATTTTGCTTTTGATAGCTACAGTGCTACAACAGCATATGTAGCCGGCAACAGAGTATTGTATACCAACGGAAAGGTTTACAAAGCCACTGGCTCAACCACAGGCACTGCGCCGGCTACTTTGACAAGTGGTGTGTGGGTAGCTAATACTAATTGGGCTTTACTAGAATCCAATTCATGGGTTACAGCAGCTGGCAACAGAACAGACGGTTCTCCATATATGGGTCATCGTGCTGTTCGTAGAGTTGTTGTTAATGCAATGAAGAGCGCAATTGATTCTAATTTAGAAATTCGCGAAGATCAACGAGAGTTTACTATTATTGCTGCGCCAGGATATCCCGAGCTAATCTACAACATGGTAGCATTAAACAATGATAGACTTAACACAGCGTTTGTTATTGGTGACACTCCAATGACGCTATCCAGCGATGGCATCGAAATTCAAAATTGGAGCAATGGTGTGTCAACAGGCACTAAAGCAGACGAAACGTTAAGCGTGTCAGATGACTACCTAGCTGTATATTACCCGTCAGCATTGTCAAATGATCTTACCGGTAATACCATTGCTGTTCCTCCTAGCCATATGGTACTACGGTCCATGGTACGCAGTGACTCAATTAGCTTTCCGTGGTTTGCACCAGCTGGTACGCAACGCGGCCTAGTTGACAATGCAACATCGTTGGGTTATGTAAACAGCTCAACTGGAGAGTTTGTTGGGTTCACCTTAACAAATGGATTCCGCGACTTGCTGTATGACAACAAGATCAATCCTATTACCTATCTACCAGGTGCAGGAATCACTGTGTACGGTCAAAAAACTCGCAGTGCTGCTACTACAGCATTTGATAGAATTAATGTCTCTAGATTGGTTTCTTACATTAGAAATCGTGTTGCACTACTTAGCAGACCGTTTATTTTTGAACCTAACGACAAAATCACCAGGGATCAGCTCAAGCAGATCACTGAGCAGATGTTAAACGACCTATCAGCTAAACGAGCACTTTATGATTTCTTAGTGGTTTGCGATACTACAAACAATACCCCAGCAAGGATTGATCGCAACGAATTGTATATGGACATTGCTATCGAACCAGTCAAGGCAGTGGAATTTATTTACATTCCGTTGCGTATTAAGAGCACCGGTTCTATTACCAGCAATTTTTAATTTAAAGATTTAGGAGACATATATTATGACAATCGCTTCGCTAAGAAATTTTACAGTACCTTTAAACCAAACCGGTGGTAATCAAGGGCTGTTAATGCCCAAGCTCAAATATCGTTTTCGTGTACAATTTGAAAACTTTGGACTTGGCTCGTCGGTACTAGAACTAACCAAACAGGTTGCAGACTTTACTCGTCCAACAGTGAATTTTGAGCCTGTGGAAATTCCAGTATACAACAGTAGAATTTACTATGCTGGCAAGCCCAACTGGGAAACTGTTACAGTTAATGTTCGTGATGACAGTTTAGGTAGTGTTTCTAAACTAGTAGGTGAACAGGTGCAGAAGCAGTTTGACTTTTTGCAACAATCTAGCGCAGTCGCAGGCATTGACTATAAATTCCTAACACGTTGCGAAATTACTGATGGTGGCAACGGTAGTACTACCCCTGCGGTGTTGGAAACTTGGGAGTTGTATGGTTGTTTTGTTTCGTCGGTTAACTACGGTGAATTAAACTACAATACTTCTGATCCTGTGCAAATTCAAATGACAATTAGATTTGATAACGCTGTTCAAACTCCTGTTAATAGCGGCGTTGGCCAAGACTTTGGTAGATTTGTTCTCGGGACTACTGTTTAATTGATCTCAAATAAGGAGTAGTAGTGGCAGATAATGCGTCCACGGGTACAGTTTCAAATGCCCAAATCTCTATAACGGAACTCAACACTACTCCTTATGGTGTCTGGCAACGCAGACTTAATGAATTAAGTTCTATAGCTGAAACTGCATTTAAAAACAGATCTGATTCATATAAGAAGCTGGCCGCAGAGAAGATATTGCGTGACCAAAATGCTACATATCTTGGTTTACTTCGAGGTGAAAACGCTAAAAATCCCGTACTCCAGGATATTAAAATCCAGGGCGCCGAATCCGCCCTTAGCGGCAACAATTTCAATATTCACAGTGCGAATAGAAACATAGCTCTGCAAAACAAGATAATAGACGTAACTGAGGCAGAAAAAAATTTAGCTGAAGCTCAGTATAAACTTGATGTTAATAAAGACCCAGAACAAACAGCAAATCTAACCGAAGCCCTCTGGAAAGCCCGCGACGCAGTGACCGAGGCACTCCTCGCTGGGGACAAGGATGTACTGGCTGCTGCAAAAAATTCAACACTAAGCGACGAAATTGATCCAGACACTGTTGAACCTATAACCCCTGCGGGAGCCGTAGCAAAAGCACAAGCCTTAGAAGAAGCACAAGCCTTAGCAGCAGGTTATGCAGCCTTAGCATTAGAAATAGACCAACAAGCAGCAGCAGCAGAGCAAGCTGCAGTAGAAAAATTAGCAGCAGACATCCGGAAATCTCAAGATATTATCAACGGCCAGCCTTCAAAAAAACTTAGAGATTTTCAACACGGTCGTCGATTATTTGGCGACAATAATAACGAACTTTCACCAAAATTTGGTACAATGTACCATGTTTTCTTTGGTTTAAGCTCAGCCCTGAATACTAACCCCAAAGAAACGTTATACACTCTATGGTCGGACAGTGTTAAAGAATTAGGTATGTTGGTTAAAAATGTAGACTTACCAAGTTTTAGTATCGAAACCAAAGATTTAAATGCCTATAATCAACATGCAACTGTTCAAACAGGAATAAAATACGAGCCTATCAATATTACTTTTCATGATGACAGCGCAAACGTAGTACAGAAGTTTTGGGAAGACTACATGCGATACTATTACAAAGATCTAACCCAAGCAGATTCTGTTTATCAAGCTCACCAAAAACATAGGTATGCGCCTAGGCAAGGAACCAACTTTGGTTATTACCAAGCAAGTGGTAGCGTGTCAACTCGTTATTTAGATTTTATAGATATTTATAGTTTAAGTTTGGGTAAGTATACCTGTTATACTTTAATTAATCCTATAATTGAAAGCTGGAAGCATGGAACACATACAGCGGGACAATATGAGTTTCTCTCAAATGCCATGCGGGTAAGATATGAATTAGTTAAATATTCCGAAGGGACTGTAAAAAATCTAGAAAGTAAAGGATTCGGAGACCTCCATTATGATAATTCACAAAGTGGACTAACTCAAGTACGGACAAAAACGCCATCCTTAATACAAAATCCAAACTTTCAAATAGGTGGATCACAAACTCTTGATGCTCTTATTAAGGAAAGCGTTAACAAATACGACACAACTCGCAGTATACCATTGGGAGGAAGGTTGCCAGTAAACAAGGCATCTACGCTAGGTAGTCGTCTTTCTGCTAGTATAAGGCAAGCAGGAAATAACCTTGTTGGGGCAGCTATAGGTAAAGCTGAAAATCGTTTACGCAGTGCTGTTCGTAAAGCACCATCTGTGTTACAACCAGCTTTGCAAAATACTATTTCTTATACTGCACAAGGACTAGCTTCTGGCGCATTTAGTAGGCCTAATTCTAATTTTCCTCAAAACACGCCTAACTAAAATTATTTAATTATGTCAGTTAATGTTATATCAACCAGCAGCACTGTTAAAGATACTACTCAAAAGTATCTAGATAACGAATATCGATATACCGCTCCAATTTCTGAAGACGTATATCTAGTAGTGATTGCGTACTTTGAAAGCATTGCTTTTGGTAATGCAGCAGCAAAAAATTTAGCAGGTGCTTTTATTGATGCGTGTAACGCTGACGATAAAGATCCTATAGTTACGTTGCAAGAACTAAAACAAATGCCCGATTCGGTGCAAAACAATGTTATATTATTTTTACTTAACAGTGTTAGGGTTGGAACGTCGTTACTAGGATCTCCTATTAATATCTCGCCAAATAAATACGCACTAAGACAAGTAGTATTTTAACTTATGGCTACCAGTAAGGGTATTTTTGTACCCAAAAATCCCAGCAAGTATGTAGGGAAATCTTCCATCAAGTATCGCAGTAGTTGGGAGTTAGTGTTTATGCGTTTCTTAGATGATAACCCTTCTGTGATAAATTGGGGTAGCGAATGTCTGCATATTCCTTACAAGCATCCAATTAAAAATAAAAACACTATTTATGTGCCTGATTTTTTCATTGTCTATGTGGATAAAAACGGGAAAAAACACGCAGAGGTAATTGAGATCAAGCCACTTAAAGAATCAGTAATGGAACAAACTCGTTCACCTAGAGATAGAATAATGTTGGCAATTAATCTAGTAAAATGGCAAGCCGCGCAGGCCTGGTGTGCTGCTAACAACATGGCTTTTAGACTAGTAACAGAGCAACAGTTATTTAGAAACGGCAAGAAATAATCATTAAATACTGTTATGACAAAAAAACTAGTCGAACTTTTTAATTTAGCTGACGCTGACCTTGCTGCTGATCCCCCTGAATATGAGCCACCTGCTCCTTCTACATTAGCAGAAATAGACAGTATTATTGAGCGTGTAGATATGGCACTGCCCGCTGTGCGAGATCTTGATGCTGCTGATAGTGAGCTTGATGATCTAGCACAAGCAGCAAGAGATGGATATGATCAATTGCTGGATTTAGGGCTTAATGTAGAACCTAGATTTAGCGGTCCTATATTTCAAACTGCTGCTACTATGATGGGTCATGCTATTACAGCTAAAACAGCTAAACTAGATAAAAAACTACGCATGGTTGATTTACAACTAAAGAAAGCTAGGCTAGATCAGATCGAGCGCAAAGAGCAGCAACGGCAACAGCCAGCAGAAGTTGTTGCAGGCGTTGGTACAGTTCTAGATCGTAATGAAATGTTGAAAATGCTTAATGCAGAGATTAAAAATTCTACAAAAGATAAATAATCTTATACATCTATATACACACCTATGAAATCATTAAAACAATTTATCGTCGAAAGCCAAAAAACTTACGAGTTCAAGGTTAAAATGGCATGTGACTCAGACGATCTAGATATGGATCGTTTTGAAAAAGCAGTTGCTAGTTTTGAGCCATTGGAAATCAGTAAGCCTAAAAGCCTTCCATATCAAAAAAGCGCAGATTTTTCTAATCTTGCAGCCACGCAGATTCAGTTGATCACAGTAGTTACCAAATACCCAACTACTCCAGATCAGTTGAGAAGTATGATTTCTAATCAATGTGGTCTAAGTACTAGCAATATTATTGTTAGAACTCCAATGCAAGAAACAGATTTTGAAAATCAGCAAAAAGTAGAACCTTCAAAAGACCCTGTGCTAACTAGTGAATATCCTGCTTCTGATAATCAAGACTTAGTAGGTCAAAAATCAATTGAACGGTTAATGAAAGATATTGAAACAAGAATTTATGATTTTGCAGGTGAAAAAACCCCTAAAGCAAAAACACTAAATGATCAGCCTACTGGCAAAATGAGTCCAGTTGGATCTCATCAAAATGTTATCCCCGACCCTCGCTCGATGCACAAAGGACAAAAATAAAATGGATTTCAAACATATTCTACAACAATTTGCTGATGCTGAAAACACAGTAAAACTTAATGAAGCAGCTTTTGCCAAATCTGGCGTTAAGGCTGATGCTAAAAAGAACAAGGCTGATGCTACAACACGCAAACAGTATTTTATCAAACTTACTAATGCCAAGGGCGGTAGTAAAGGAGTTACTGAAGTAGCCGATGAGGGCGAAACACAAGGTGAAGTGCGCGATCGTGTCGCTCGTGATCACAAGAGCCAAGGTTGGATAGTTAGCAGCATTCGTGAAAAAGAAGGCGGCGACGGACCTGGCGAAGACAAGCCAACAAAGCCTGCCCTTACTGCTAGTGGTAAAAAGCGTGGTCGTCCACCGGGCAGCAAAAAGGCAGTTACAGAAGGTCGTCAAACAGTAAGCGAGTATATTGCTGAAGCCAAGTTGATGGAAAAATCAATGACTGACGCTCAAAAGAGCGAGCGTGAACGCATTGTTAAGGGAATGAAAAAAGCCAAGGGCAGCTTTGAAAAGCGTTATCCTGGACGTGGCGAAGAAGTTATGTATGCTACAGCCACAAAACGTGCTATGAAAGAATCACAGCAAGATATGGTGGAAGGCGCACTAAACGAAGGGCAATATGAAATGATGATGCGTAATGGACAAGTCAAAAAGTTCATTGCCAAAAATGATGCTGATGCCAAGCGTATTGCTGCCGGACACGGTGCTAAAAGTGTTATCAAGTTAAGAGGTGGTGTTCCTGCCGGTAAAGTAGCAGAACAAGGTGTGACAGAAAGTGCAGCAAGTAAATTTAGTCCCGAAATGCACGACCGTATTAAAAATGCTACACCAGAACAGCTGAGTCAAATGGCAGACAATTTTGCTGGGCCCATTGGTCATTATGACTATGAACTAGAGCTGCTCATGAAAGCACAGAAAGAATTACGAGGTGTGACAGAAGGTACCGAGTGCAATCATACCATGGAAGGTGAAGAATGCCCAGTACACGGTCTAGAAGAGTGTGGCTCATACATGGAAGAAAGTCAATTCGACGAAGATCTAGCCAGTATGAAAAAGATTGCTGGTGTTGGTGCACTGGCAGCAACTACTGCAGGCCTAGGCGCACACATTAGCAGCGATAATGATAGGATTCGTGACGAAAAAGTTGAAAAGCTAGAAAAGCAAGTAGCTAGTGAGCCTAATGCAGTCAAACGTGGACAACTAGAAAAGATGATTGCTGACATTAAATCTGGCAAGCCACTAAGCAAAGGTGATCTTATCAACGAAATTAGTCCGCATCAATTTGACAATCCTGATGATTACTATGATGCCTTAGATGCTGAAGCAGCACGGCGTGAGCGTCACGCTTCGGGTGAAGATGATTACGAAGATGATGACGATATGAGAGAATCGTCGGAGGACGAAGCCGAGTACAGTGACGAAGTTGGTATGGTTACAGATAATCTAGGAACTATCGAACGTGCTGCTGAGGAACTAGAAAGTATTTTACACAGTAATGAAGACTTACCAGAGTGGGTACAAGAAAAAGTTTCTAATGCTAAAGCTATGCTGGTGTCAGCTAAGGACTATATGATTAGCCAGCACAAAAAAGGTGATATTCATCATATAGGTGATGAGGAAATGGAAGAAGGCAATGAGTTCAGTGGCGAACTAGCCAAAGCCAAAGCTGCACACAAAGACAGTTTTGAAGTTGACGGTAAAACTTATCCAGTTAAGGAAAGTCGTAGCGCAGTCGATGAACTAGCCGAATGCTATGATATGGCTTATCAACAAGCACAAGCTGAGCCAGGCCAGCGCAGTCATATGAGTGTTAGTGCTAATACCAGCAGCGAGGGCAATCGTACACTAACAGTAACAGCCGAGGGCGATATGGCAGACGAACTAGCGCAGTTGTTGTCATTAAGTGGGCTAGTTGGTCATGCTGGGCATCACAGTGAAATGGACGAAGGAACAGAAGAAGTATTTCGAGCAAGTACTACCCCTAATCCAACTACATATCCAATGAGCACTATTACAAAGTCTGGTGATGATCTAAACAGTCCTAAAGCACAGCATCCAGGTGCTGCTGCCCGCGGCGACAATCCGTTAGGAATCATGTAATTGGAAAAAGCAAAGGATCAGCAGGTCGAGGAGCCATTACTCGACCCTGAACCAAATCCTGACATATATTATGTTTATCCCGAGGATAACGGAACAGATCGTCCTCGTAGACCTTACAGTACGGTGTAAATTATGTTAATACAAGAAATGTTTGGTGGATTTGTTACCGAAGATGAAGAAACCTATTCAGGAAATGACTTTTTCTTAGCCTATGGGTTAGTAGAAGAAACCTTAGAAGAAGCTGAGTATCGTGGGCGTAAAGTACAATTAGGCAAGCCTATGCGAGGGGATGTTAAAAAATACAAAGTTTTTGTTCGAAATAAACAAGGAAATATTGTTAAGGTAAACTTCGGCGATCCTAACATGGAAATACGTAGAGATAATCCTGCTCGCAGACGCAGTTTTCGTGCTAGACACGGGTGTGGTACAAATCGTGCTAGTGACAGAACAAAAGCTGCTTACTGGAGTTGCCGTATGTGGTCAACTAAGCCAGTAAGCAAAATTGTATAATGGACAAAAAGCCAATTTAGTCAACAGCAAATTCGCCAATTTGCAAATACGCTGCCCAGCTAGGGTGTTTTAAATCTCGTCGATCACGATTAAATTCCTTCCACCGATTTACTAAATTATAGTAATTGGGTTTATACGGCTTACTCAACGGTCGAATTTTTTTCCTACCTTTAGTGCTGTTGCAATCATGGCAGCTGGTTACAGCATTTTCCCATACTAACCTGCCACCATCACATCTTGGAATCACATGGTCAATGGTTAGTTGGTGACCGGGAAACGTGTCGCTACAATATTGACATTGATACATATCGCGAAGATAGAGATTTTGTCTACTAAATTTAACATGTTTTTTAATGTTAAAATACTCAGCAGTAATACACACAGCAGGAACGGGCATTGCTAACCTTTCGCTGCGAATAATCCAATCATGGTAAGTTTCTAAGATGGTTACTTTTTCTAAGAAAACCAATTTTATAGCATGTTGCCAGGGTATTAGCGACAATGGTAAAACAGAAACAGGTTCAAAACTTTGCGATAATAATAAACAATCCGACACCAGGCACCTAAATAAATAATAGTAACATATTATCATGCATTGAGCAAATCTATTTATGCCCACAAATACCCAAGATTATTCTTTAGTTAGAAAACCACATACACCGATGGCAATGACGTCGGAACAAATTAAAGATTTTGCTGCCTGTGCTAATCCTGTGTCTGGTCCTATGACATTTCTTACCAATCATTTTTACATACAGCATCCGGTTAAAGGGCGTATGTTATTTGAGCCGTTTGATTTTCAAATTGATCTAATAGATACCTATCATAATTATCAGCACAGCATTTGTTTGGTATCTCGACAAATGGGTAAAACCACTGTGGCAGCGGGCTATTTGCTATGGTATGCTATGTTTATACCTGACAGTACTATACTGGTAGCCAGCAACATCTATGCTGGTGCTGCTGAGATTATGACTCGCATACGTTTTGGTTATGAAAACTCTCCTGATCACATACGAGCAGGTGTAACCAGTTATAACAAAGGCAGTTTGGAATTTGACAATGGTTCGAGAATTATTAGCCAAACCACTACAGAAAATACAGGACGTGGACGCAGTATTAGTTTGCTGTACTTAGATGAGTTGGCCTTTGTAAGACCCACTATTGCCCGTGAATTTTGGACATCCATATCACCGACACTCAGCACAGGTGGTAAGTCAATTATTACCAGTACTCCTAATAGTGACGAAGACCAGTTTTGGGATATTTGGACAGAAGCCAATAACACATTTGACGATTTTGGAAACAGACAAGAGCTAGGCATTAATGGATATCGAGCTTATCGAGCAGTATGGAGTCAGCATCCAGATCGTGATGCAGCCTGGGGTGAACGTGAACGCAACAAGATTGGCCCAGAGCGTTTTGGACGAGAGCATGAGTGTGTGACACACCAAACATTATTAACTCTACAGGATGCCACAGGAAAATCCTTAAAAATGTCAATAGGTGATTTATTTAATTTGGTATAAATAGTTTTATTCGAGCACATAAAGAATGGAAACAAAATATATAAAATCAAAAATAGATAATAACCTATACTGTAAAATAAACGGTCAATTTACACGCCATTTAAAAAGTAATGGACTGACTTATAGAGATTATTACGAGATTTATGTAACAGGCCTCACCCCACTCTGTGGTTGTGGGATGAAGCTTTCTTTTTATTCAACTACAGAATCGTATGCTAGCAGTTGTGGCGATCCAATATGCGTTGGCAAAGTTGTTAGCAGCGTTAGGAAAAACCAAACCATTGAAATTAAAAAACAGCAATCAATTAATTACAAGACAGCACAAGCTCGAAAAACAGTAGAAGATAGAAAAAAAGAAATGGAGAAAAAGAAAGAGACCTACTTTAAAAAATATGGCACAACATTTTCAAACTCTAACGAGCAGAAAAATAAGTCAAAAACTACTAAAGAGCAAAAATATGGTAACCATTTGTTTAATAACAGCACAGTATCGCAACTAAAAAACAAAAACAAATCAGTTGAAGAAAAAAATATAATAAATGCAAAACGACGATCAACTAATTTAAAAAGATATGGTGTTGAAAATTGTTTTTTTAAGAAAAACCATTCAAAAAGTAAACAAAGGGAATGCTTCTTTAAAAGAGTACACTTTACCATCGGGTAAAATAATAAAAGTTCGTGGGTATGAGCCTCAAGCACTCAACATATTATTCAGCCTAGGGTATACAGAGAGTGATATTATTGTACTTGACATGTCCCCTGGGGTATTAACGGAAGAATTTACATATGTAAACAATAACAAGCACAAGGCTCGGTATTACCCTGATATCTATATTCCAAAAGAAAACAAAATAATTGAAATAAAAAGTCGATGGTGGTGGGATGGTGAGGGAAGAGAAAAATATATAGCAAGGCTATCAAATAATTTAAAAAAAAGACAATCAGTTTTAGCTAAAGGATTCTTATACGAAGTTTGGTTATTTGAAGAAAAAAATAATTACAGTATACTAAGGGATGACACAGATTTTTAAACCTAACATTCACGGATATAAGGTGCTAACCCCAACTGGGTATCAACATTTTACTGGTGTAGCATTAAAGGGGTATCGATCAACAGTAAAGTTAGAGTTTGACGAAAATAAATTTATTGAATGTACTAGCGATCATAAACTTTATATAACTGATATTAAAGCCAAACAGGCCTGTAGGATAAAAATTGGGGAAACTGTATTAACTGAGCACGGGTCATTTGAGTTACGACGAAAGACTAAAAATAAAAATAAGGTACCAGTTTACGATTTAATAGGTGTTGAAAACGGCGCAAGATTTTATGCTAATTCTATTTTGGTTTCAAATTGCACCCCAATCATATTTGAAGAAACATTAATTAATCCACTCATGCTCAGAGACATGACCGGCATCGAACCCATTGATCGACAAGGTCAGGTGCGTTGGTATAAAAAGCCTAATCCTCAATACAGTTATGTAGTGGCACTAGATCCAAGCCTTGGTACCGGGGGCGATGCTGCTGCTATACAAGTAATAGAATTACCTACACTACATCAAGTAGCCGAATGGCGACACAATACCACTATTATACAAAAACAAATCAAACTCATGATTGAAATACTTGAGTATTTGAGTACTGTAGTAGAAGATCATACTACAAATTTGTACTACAGCATTGAAAACAATACCATTGGTGAAGCAGGCCTTGTGGTTATAAACGAAATAGGCGAAGAAAATATCAAAGGCATGTTTTTAACTGAAAGCAGCGCAACTTCCAAAAGATATCGTAGAGGGTTTGCGACCACTAATAAAACCAAGACTGCTGCTTGTGCCAAATTAAAAAGTTTGATAGAACAAAAAAAGTTGCGTATATACAGCAAGCCATTGATATCTGAATTAAAAAACTTTATTGCTTACGGTACTAGTTATGCTGCTAAAAGCGGACAACACGATGATTTGGTAATGTCGTTGATACTAGCGGTACGAATGGTTCAACGTGTTCAAAAATATGACGCAGAGCTCGATGATGCTATTAAAGAAGTAGTCGATGATGAAATACGCGCCCCGTTGCCGTTTTTAATGTAGCCATAAATACAGTATGAGAGATTTAAACCACGTCGCCTCTGAACTATTCGACAAAATTCGAGCTAGGTTCCCATCTGTAAGTGTTGGGGATGAGGAAGCTAAAGCTACTTCTGACTTTACACAAGGAAGATTTTTTAATTTTGATTTTATAATCAATCAAAGAAACTTTGGTAATGTAACTATTAGCCTAAGTCGAGGCCGCTCCGGCTATGATAAAAAAGAAAGAGCAAGACTAACAGTTTATTTCAGCAGAGGCATTACTCAAAAACTCAACAGTAATGAAAGAGAAATTTGGTATGACTTCCTACGCAATATTAGGATGTTTGCAAAATCAGCAGGACTAATGTTTGATGCAAGAGATATCACAAGAGATCATCTAACCATTAATGATTTAAAAACATCTATTGTTGAATCTCGCGAAAAACCTCTTAGCCGGGTGTTAGTGAGCCGAGTGACAAAAGAGGGGCGAGATTTTAACAAAATCGCCACAATTTATGTCGAAAATAGCCAAAAAGAACGTTTTAAACTACCTATTAACAACCTTTCTTACGCTCGTGC